GTCCCCTTCGTCGGACGGGGGTTCTTCCTCCAGAGGAGGTCCAGCAATATCTACCTCAGCAGCTTCAATCTCTTCTCCTCCTCCTGGGAGTGGCATTTCTACCTCTTCCTCGGCTTCAGCCTCAAAATCCTCTAATTCCTCTTTGAGGTGAGTGATTGTGCGATCTGCTAAACCATTTACGTTAGCCAGTTTCATGAACCTGCGAACTGTATTCTCCGCAAGTAGTGCTTTTTTGGTAGTACTCATTTGAATGTTGCTCCTATAAACAAATTATCCCTGCTTATAATTAGTTCCTACTTTCCAAAAAAGCTTTTAAACTCATTATTTTTTCCAAGCTTTCTTAATGCTTTATCTTGAAGTTGTTTAATCCTAACAAAGGATAATCCAAACCTCTTTGAGATTTCTCGTAAGGTCATCTTACCGTTCCTTTCAATAGTTATATTAGTACAATTTAAGTCTGTATCGTAATCTATCCACATACGACATTCTTCTACTGGGCAGTTAACCCCTAACTCTAAACACTTTTCTGAACATTCTTTCAACTATCCTCTCCTTTATTTGTTATCATATCATAGATTGTTTCTTTTTCTGCCACAGACAATCCATATTTTTGATTGTTCTGCTGGCGTAATACGTGGCGTTGTTTCACGACGCGTCGCTTAGCTATGGTTTGAATCTTTAACTTCTCTTTTAAATCAAAAATAAAATTCATAATGTTATCATCTTTGTTCAAATAAGCCTCAATAAGTGAATTAAAAAACAATTGCTGTTTTATTCCGTCGTATTTTAGCCTTATCTTTAAATCAGCATGATTTTTATCTGTTTCTTTAAAAGTGATCTTTTTCTTCATTTTGCCGTAATTCATCGATTTAAGATGTGGGTACTGCTTTCTAATCTGCCCGCCGTAGTTTGGATTACAAATTCAGCCTTTGACCACAACTCCTCGATGTTTCGCGCTCCACTGTAAGAAAACCCCGACGCAATTCCCTGCCTTAGACGCTCCAAAACTTGAGTAACCTCTCCTTTATGTGGGATTATCGAGCTAACCCCTTCTGAATAAGAAGAATCTTGGCGCCAAACCATCTTAGCTTCACGACTCGCCATCCCTCGATACTCTTTATACCTGCGACCTTCTCTCGCTATCGTTTTACCTGGGGCTTCGGTGGTTCCGCCCAGTAAGCTCCCCACCATCACAAAATCGGCGCCGGCGGCTAGCGCTTTTACAATGTCTCCTGAACTCTTTAATCCTCCATCAGCAATAACTTTTGCATTTAAGTCAAGTGCGGCACAATCTAAAACCGTTTGGAGCGTAGGTACACCATGACCGGTCTCAATTCGCGTGGAGCAGATAGACCCTCCCCCAATCCCGCAGCGTACGCTATCAGCGCCCCACGTTGATAAGTGTTCATAACCTTCGGCGGTCGCGATATTCCCAGCCATGATGTGTACCAGTTCTCCGTATCTATCTTTTAAGGTTTTGACGGCGCGCTCCATTAAAACGTGATGTCCGTGAGCCATGTCAATACAGAGGACTTCGGCGCCTGAGTCAATCAGTTCTGCAGAACGTTGAAAATAATCCCCGGTTACCCCCACGGCGGCGCCGACCGTAATCGATAAGTCACAACTAACCGCATCTCTTACTAATTTAGTTTGCTCCCACACGTTGTTATAACGATGGATGATACCTAATCCTCCGGCCCGGGCGATTGTTGAAGCCATTTTTGACTCGGTAATAGTGTCCATTGGACTGCTGATGATAGGGATATCCAAATATATATGTTCGTCTAAGGCGTTCCCTAGATTTACCTCTATCCGACTATTGATATCACTATAATGTGGCACCAACAATACGTCATCATAACTAACTGCTCTCTTCACTTCCCTCTCCCATAAAATGCTTGGTGACCTCTATAGCTTTGGACCAGCAGTCCGGACAATAGAGACGTACAATCCCTTCCTTTTCCCTCACCACCACATTCCACGTGGCCACCATCTCTTTGTTTTGCCTGTCAAATTCTCTTTCGCATGTTAAGCATTCCTCTGGCAGGTTGTCAAACATCATTAATTTATCCTTAATTTTCTTTTCAACCTTTTTATCCTCACGATTTTTCTGTCTCTTTATTTTTCTTCCTAAGTTCATTTGTTTTTTATCACTCCAATTAATGGACTTCCTTTCACTTCACCTTTGAACACGATCACAGCAGACGGGAAGGGCGCTGGGCTAGTTTTTGTTTTCCCCGTGTAATCGGCTGCAGCCTTGTTTTTAAAATGCAGCCTCCCTTTCACAAAATAGATAATATCAGCCTTCATACAATAATCGTGCCAGTACTGAGTGTCCGTGCGCGCAGGAATGAGCATCACCACAGTCGTGTTAGGTTTTTGGCTCTCTTCAAAAGATTTCTTAACCCATCTTTTCATTTCACGTCCGTAGGGTGGATTAACAAATACCTTGTGACCTCCCCAGTCTTGAGACAAACCATCTTGTGCTTTAACATAATGTGTGGGACATTTAGTATTGGCTAATGTTGAACAAGGATCAAGAGTAAAATTGTGTGTTTGGTTTAATCTGTCAAAAAAATCCTGCGGCGTTTCCCACTCTGCGCTTTGGGAACTGAACATGGTTTCTTGCGTTTTTTTGTTCATTACAGTAAACCCGTAGAGCCAAACCCACCGGTGCCGCGGCTGGAATTGTAGTTGATCCCGGACTCGGAATGTACCTCTTCAATACCGCAACAGATTATAGGTGTCAATACCGCTTGAGCAATCTTCTGGCCCGGCTCGACGACGCGCGTTTCAGCTGAAATATTATGCAAATTCACATACACTTCTCCATTATACCCGGCGTCGATCACACATGCGCCAACCAAAAGCTGTTGCCTAGTAGCGATCCCCGACTTGTTTTTCACTTCAAGCATGTGTTCCAGTGGCACCTCTACTTTAACCCCCGTCGGGATAAGAGAAGAAGCCCCTGGGGCGATGGCCAACAAACCATTTTCATTAAATGAGCAGTTGGCGGGCTTTGAAAAATCCGGGCAATAAAACAAATCCATACCCGCATCGGTATTGTGCGCCCGGACCGGTAGCTTTGCCTCATCTCTTATTCTAAACACTTTAATATTCATCTTTTCTCCTTTTTAAGATAGCATCCTGAAATTATGTCTTATTGAACGTGTGCTGAACCCCCAGTCTTGGCTATGTTCCAACCGAGCTACATAGGGGTGGTTGGTTAGTAAGATATCGCGCGCCGGTTTAATGCCCCAACACCTAATCCTTGTCATGTTGCTAGAGTCATCGATCACTTCCAAAATCCAATAATCTTTTCCATTCTTGGTTTTCTTGGGGATGATCTTACGAGGTACAAACCACACCAGTTGCAATTCGGGATCATAATCGGAAACCCGCGGAATACATTTACTCTCTAGTTTTTCCATAAGCTCTGGAGTCATCACAAGGTGCATAGGATATACTCCTGTCAAGTCAACCAGATATTGTATTAATTCCTCATCCTGAAACTCTCCCTCTGGGCTGTATTTTTCTATATTCTCGGCGAGCTTTTTTTCATTCTTTGGTCGATCGACCACGCAGGATGACCAAAAATGCTTAAGGCCTGTAAATCTTTCATCCACTAATTCCCCAAGTGCTTGTGCCCGGCACAGTACATCAAGAGCTTTTTTATTTAATTTAGAATATATTATGTTTTCATTAAATAGGAAGTCTTCGACCACCTCAAAGGGGCGATTATCTAAAATTTGTTTGATAGCAGCTTCTCCCAACCCTTTAACTGAAGTAAGTGGTTGGATCAATGTGCTACCGTCAGATGAGATCTCCCACACCACTCCAGAGGTATTTATATTCAAGGGGGCTATTTCGAACCCCAAGGATTTTGCAATATTAATAGCCCTCTCCTTGCGAGCCTCCGGTTCCTTGTCTAGAAATGCCGCCACCCATTCTGAGGGGTAGTAATTCAATAGCCATGCACACTGGAACGATAAGACGGAGTAGGATATCGCATGTGATTTATTAAACCCATACCCAGAAAAATATTCAAACGTATCCCACAAATGGGAAGCTTCCGCATGAGAAATATTCTTTTCCTCACAGCCACTAATAAATTTTTGCTTAATCTGGTTTTTTTGTTGCTCTACCCCAGCGACGCCCTTTTTGGTCAACAATTTACGAAGTTTGTTTCCCTCATCAAGAGTAATATTATGTCCTAGTTTGTGGGCTAGCTCCGCAATTTGTTCTTGAAAGATCAAAAAACCAACCGTTTCCTCTGTGATCTCTTTTATCTCCTCGGTCAAATACACAACGTCTTCCGGGTTGTGCTTAGCTTTGACATATTGTTTATCGACGCCGGCGCTTAAAGGCCCAGGTCGGTAGATAGAAGTGATAGCTGCTAAATCAATAATGTTTTTTGGCTCCGCTCGGACGCAAAACTTCTGGGCGCCCTCCTCGGTAAATTGGAAGACTCCAGCCCATTTACCAGCGTGGAATACATTTTTATAAACGTTTTCATCACTGAGATCGATATTATCGGGGTGGAGGTGTTCGTCATAATATTCTTTGATATCTTCAAACGTCGGAGAAGGTTTTCCGTGATGCCTTCGTAAGATGTGGGATATCGCAGCCTCGATCATACGGAGAGATGCAAGCCCCAAGATATCAAACTTAATAAACCCTAGCGGCTCCAGGTGTCGTACGTGTTGCCCCTCTGTCCAGGGTGACTGTGTCACACCGCCGCTCGTTATCAGAGGCATGCATTCGTCCAGATTTTCCGCAATTACTACGCCGCCGGCGTGGCGACTGCACGAACGCACCTGTCCATAAAGAGTATTAACATGGGTCTCGATGTGAGGATACTTCTTTAAAAAGGATTGCAAAGTGGGGCTATATGCCATCACTTCATCAAACGTGGGGGTATATACCCCAGCCTTGATTCCTAACGCTTTCTTGGCTGTGGGGGTGGCCTCAGCGAACATACGGTTGGTTACAAAGTTCACCTCTGTAAAGGGGATATCATAAAATTTTGATATATCTTTAATCAGGCTTCTAAGTTGTAGAGTGTTCCAATTAGAAATTGGAACAACCGAATTTTCTCCCCACTCTTCTATCAGGTGCTCTTTTAGACCCATAGGATCCGAAACATCGTAATCAATATCTGGATAGTCCGTAGCGTCCTTTCTCAAAAACCTTTCGAACTGCAGCCCATATTTGATGGGGTCGACCTGGGTGATCCCCAATACATATGCGATGAGGGCGCCCGCTGCAGAGCCGCGGCCTGGGCCGACGAGCTGTCGGTCCGTGGCCTTATCTGCTATAGCTTTCATGGTTAAAAAATAACTAGAGAAACCACGGTCTTTAACTACGTTTACCTCTTCTTTTAATCTATCAATGTATTCTTTATCATTCCCAAGATCAAGGGTTTTTAGGCCGGCGACACACATAGAGGCAAGCGCTTGGTCCGCACTATAACCAGAGGGGACTACGAACGAGGGTAGCTTTACCTCGGAATTGGGTAAAAATGATTCAATACGATCATGAGCAATATGATGAGTCCTCTCAATACTTTCTAGTACAAGCTTATCATCGTAGGAGACATTCATCTGGTTGCTATAATGCTTATAAGCTTCCCACATCTGTTCTCCGTTTTTCGGATACAGTTCGTACCCTACCGCGTCGATTGATTCTGGCAACTCATTGCTCATCCATCCAGGGCGCGTGCTTTTTCCTAGCCACCCTAGTCGTCTATATAATTCTCTATCCCGCCACGTGTCCTGCGACGGGTAATGACTGTCGGCAGTAGAGATTAATTCTATATCATACTCCGAGGCTACCTGGATTATGTATTTATTAATTTCGTGTTGCTCGGGAATTGCGTTCCATTGCAATTCTGCATACCACCGATCTCCAAAAATTCTCTTCATCTTCTCTGTAGTATGACGCATAGCATCTAGTACAGCTTCTTCGTCCGTCTCGCGGTTATCCCAGTAACAACCGCTATAAATGCCACTCATGCACGCACTCGCCGCGATCACTCCCTCACTATGCTTTTTAAGTAAAGAATAATCCAACCTTGGGAAACGATAGTAGTTGTCGCCGCGGAAAGATGTAGAAACCATCTTAAATAGATTTTTCAAACCAGCTTCGTTTTGGGCGACAAGAACCAAATGATTTCGACGGTTCAAAATATTTTTATATTTTTTACGGTCTTCATCTTCGATAATTATATTGCTTTCACTGCTTCGACGCTTTTCTTCTTTAGCGTTTAAATAATCATCTTTCCAGTTGGCAACGGACGGTATAAAATATGCTTCGATCCCAAAAATCGGTTTGAATTCTTTTCCCTCCTGTTGCATCTTTTTGAAAGCCTCAACCTGATAGGCGAGGCTATTCATGTTCCCATGGTCTGTGATGGCCATGGCGTCGCCCCCGTTGGCCCACACATTTTGCATATGTTCTTCGGGGTATCCCATCCCATCGAACGCAGAAAATGTAGTGTGCGAATGGAAGTTTACAAACTTTATTTGAGATTTCTTTTGTGTCACTGTTCCTCTAAGATATGTATTTATTATACTAAAATTATGTTGTTTGTCAACAAAATTCTTCGTACTCTGCAATCAGATTTTCAATATCGTAGGTCAGCTCTCCGTCAATATGATGATAAGTTTCCTTAAGCATCAACAAATCTTCTATGATGGTCTCCGCCATTTCCCTCTTCATCTCCTTCTCAGCTACCACAACTTGTTCAATTTCAATTGTTCTCATTTATATTCTCCTTTGGAATTTTATTAAATTCCTTGTATTTTAAAATTGTTTTAAAAGAAGTTCCAAGCACTTCACACCCTCTTGAAGATATATAGTTCCTATAAGTCGTCCAATCCTCAATTTTATGATAAAAAGTTGTGTTTATACATAAATAATTACTAATTTTCGTATTTTTAAACGCTTGAGGAACCGAATAGAACCGACCAGAGTAGCGATCCTCGGGGGAGATTCGTTTTCCATTCTGAAACATGTTGGTATTGTTCTCTTTAAAGTCTTTTAATAAATTTTTCAACCGGTCGGCGTTGAAGGTGAACGCTAGATATTCTCCATCCATGAATGTTTTATTGTTATACCCGACACAAAAGTTCTTTTCACTAGATATATCTTTTCGCTCTGTCCGCAATGAGGTAAAATCGTATACCCCGTAAGGGAAGCTTACATAGAAGGTTTGAGGCGCAACCCACTTACTTATTTGGCGCGCAACCCGATCTGCCGTCTGGGCGCCGTATAAAATACCCCAAGACACACTATCGCGTCTGTTGATATCATTGGGATGTGTGGGGATATAAAAAATAGGTATTTCGCGTTTGTCTCCGAACGGCGACGGGGAGTGCGGTCGGTGGGCCCACACGGGATCTTCAATCCAATCTCCCACCATATATCTCACCATGGGCGTAATATCATCATCACACAAAATCCAAATTGTTTTGCACCCCACCTGGGCACATTCCGCAACCGCCTTTTGGATAAGGGTAAGATTAGATGTGATGGGGCTCAAACTTGGGTGCCAGGGAGTTCCAAGATCGGGTGGTTCCCCGGTCAACGGGACAATCCCTGCTAAATGAAAATATTTAGCCACACTCCCCCTCCAAGATGTTTTCTTCTTTTATATTCAGAAACTTAACTCTAGTGTCTTCAAAATTATAATACGAAACCTTATTATGTTTAACTTCTCTTTTACGGTGTGTGAGTTTTACTGGGCCACCTTTCTCTCCAAATATTTGATGTTCCTTCATGGTATGTTGGATCTTAAAACGAACATACAGGTCTGAGTATTCAATATTGAAGAGGTCCTCAACCTCCATGACCGACTTAGAGACCAAATCCTTGCGATTGTTTACGTTCCCGTCTATACGCGACGACGGATAAAAATATATCTCCCGGACGAGCGGGGACGGGTCCTCTAATAAGTCATAAGGGTGAAGGGCGCCCTGGTTTACGTCAAACCAATCATATACTTCGCAACTGGCCGTCTTTTCCGATGCTGGGGGACCGAGACCTGTTATATTTGTTGGATTAAAAATATACAAATTGTCATATGTATATTTAAACAGCTTGGTTTCCCCCACAACCACATGTAATAATCCCTCTTTCAGTCTAATTTTAACCCCCTCCCCGTGGAAGGGCACCTGTCCCTGTATGGATAACTGAAATAATATGTGGTCCCACATTTCGCCTTTATAAGAACCTATCTCTCTATTTTTAGAATCCGCTGTTACGAGGTGCTTGCTCTTATTTTTAAAACCGGTTAACGGTATGTGTTGACTAGGCTGAAAAAATTCAAATGCAAACGGGCGTTCCAAATGGTTCTGGATCAGAAGGCCATCATATAGGTATGCATAAGCGGCCGCGGCGAGGTCCCCTCCAATCACAATTGTCTTATTTTTCTTCGGTGGACGGATCAACCGAAATATCCATGTTTAAGCTTTGCAAGAAATTGTAATATGCTCTCTGCTTAGCTATGTCGGAATTTAACCTTCGAGTCAAACGCATCACACGCTTTGCATAGCGCTTTGAAGATGTACCACACTTATTGCCACCATTGTACCCACATAATCCCTTCAAATAGTCACCACCCCCATGTTCATAAACCCAGTAAGATAAGGTTTTGGCCCCCACCTTGATAGCAATACGTGGCTTTTTTAAATCAGAGCAGGTACGTCTAGGCTTGGTGTACTTTGGCAATACTTGTGTCAGGCCGCAGGCGCCGGCTCGACTTACGGCTGAAGAAGTCCACCGACTCTCTTCATGTATTAGAGCTACCAATACTTCTGGCTCGACGTCATTGGCTTGTGAGTGTTTTACTACTAAGTCCATATATCGACATGCATACTCACTGTTAGGTAGACTTAATGTGAAGGCAGCTGAGCATAACATGTTTGCGAGTAATGCTCCCCCCATCATGTTGCTAACTCTGGTATTGGGTTTGACTTATTCATTTATAACCCCCACCGCATGATTCTCTAAAATCACATAAAAATCTGTATCAAACACTTTAATTTTCTCAACCATGCTATTATTGACTACCGCAAGAGTATTCGCAGTGATATGAGGACCACACTCAGGGCCTACTTTTACTACTCGACAAACCTTAAATCGCTCAACAGTGTTAGGTTCATAGGACTCCGGCAACAATACTTGAGGCTTCTTCTTTTTACCTCTTACATTCTCAACGATAATTGGTTCTATAAGCAAATATCGTCCCACTGGTATAAAATTCATCTTCATCTCCTAATTAACCGCATTTAGCATACCCGCAACTTTTACAAGTTTGGCACCCTTCTATGTAAACAATCTCTTCTAAGCCGCAATCCGGACATTGAGTTGATGCCCTTGTGCCATCCTGAATGTAGTTCTTAAGGACGCGGGCGATGCATCGAGAAAAGCTAAACATCTCCGAATCTTTATCTTTTTGGAGTTGTTCGACTAAAAAGTTAATCTTAGCTCCATGTCGGAGAGTAAGAGAAATGACGCGCGTGAAAGCGGAGTGGTTAGGGTTATCAAAAACCTTGACCAAGTCTTTAATCCGCGTCTCAGAGTCCCCTTCTCCGTAACGTAAATCATAAATCGATGCCGTAGTTTTGCGACTTCTTTTAGTAATAGTCCCTCTCGTATATTTCTTAGGTATCTCGATTAGAGAAGCTAGCCCCCCCATGACTTCATAGGGACGCTCGTCCAATAAACCTACTAATACTACCCACTTCTCTCCTCGGATTGTAGTGTGGTAGATATCACACGACAACGTCTCTGGGCGTTGGGGGGCATCGTGCACAGGGAAAGCCTCACCGCCTTGGGCGCGATCCACCAAAACTCCAGAGCGAGAACCATCCACGTACACAGTGATCCCCTTGAGCCCCTTTCTCCACCCTTCACGGTATAATTCGCCTACAACTGAGGAAGACGTTCCTTTCGGCAAATTAATTGTGGAGGAAATAGAATGATCTATATGATTTTGAATAACGGCTTGCACATCTACCCGCTTGTTCCAATCGATCTGATCCGAGGTTACAAATATGTCAGGTATCTCGGTAGAGGAGAAAAGCTTCATGTACTCTTGAACATTATGGTGGTAGATAGTATACTCCGACCATTTTTCGCCCATCTCATCCACGTAGTCTGCAGGAGCTTCTTGTTCGTTGTGCGACAGCTTTCTACGGCGAGTATAAGTATTTCGAAAAACGGGTTCGACACCGGAACTAGTTTGAGATAAAATAGAAACGGAACCCGTCGGAGCGTTAGTGAGGATAGAAATATTACGTCTTCCAAATCTGGAAATCTGGTCCCGTAAAATTTTTGGCAAATCAGAAATATAGGAATTGTTTTGTTCTGTATCCCAATCAAAAACCGGGAAGGAGCCGCGCTCAACAGCGAGTTGTACGCTTTCCCCGTATGCTCCAACTTTTAATTCTTCATAAATTTTGTCAATTAGTTCTATAGCCTCGGACGAGTCGTACCGGTACCCCATGCATGCGACTGCGTCCGCTAGACCATGGGTACCCAAACCTGTGCGGCGGCCGCGCTTACATGCAGCTAACAATCTACTCCACAAGCGCCTTTCATCGTCTTTATCGCATACACGAATAATGGAGTTCAATTTTTCAATTTCTAACTCCACCAAATCGTCCGATAGCCGCATCCCACTAGTGACGACTTCTCCAAATTTTGTAAAATCAAATGTCGCCTCCTCGGTAAACGGGTTTTTGACGAAACTCTTAAGGTTAATAGAAATTAGCCGACAAGAATCGTAAGCCGAGAGAGGGATCTCTCCACAAGGATTGGTGGTAAGAGTCTGAAACCCCTGGTCCGCGTACTCGTTGGCAGGGAGTCGCTTTAAAATATTCCCCCACATTAAAATCCCAGGCTCTGCAGAAACGGTGGCAGATTTTACAATCATATCCCATAAATGAGTTGCCTTAATTGTTTTAGTGAATGCTGGAGTACGTTCTCCGTTAATGGGAAACCTCAACACAAAATCTTCATCTTTCTCCACAGCTTCCATAAAATCATCAGAAATCCGCACAGACACGTTAGCACCGGTGACCTTGGATAAATCGCCCTTCATGGTAACAAATTTTTCAATATCAGGGTGTCGTACATCCATGGAGATCATCAGTGCGCCGCGGCGGCCATTCTGTCCTATCATACGACAAACATAAGAATAAAAATCAGCGAAACTCCAGGCGCCTGTAGTGGTGCCAGCCGAGTTGTTAACGGGGGTATTTTCAGGACGCAACTCGCTAATGTCTATTCCTACTCCACATCTTCTCTTAAAGAGATTAGCTAAGTCTCGGCCGGCGTCGACGATGGAAGAGATGTTATCAGATGGCGAGTCCACAACCACGCAATTCGAAAGAGAGACATTCACATGATCGTTCCCCATCCCATACATAGGAGACCCTTGAGGGACAATATATTGAAAATTTTCTAACAAACCATATATGGCTTCCTCATCGAGGGCCCGTCCTCCTCCAAAAGTACCTTCAATGCGAGCAAACTCTCTGGCGAGGCGCCGGTGCATATCGGTTGGCGTAGACTCTAAAAACTCACCTTTTTTGTTTTTTAAAGCGTACTTAGTTAGCCAGACATTAGTTGCTAACTCGTCCCCATCAAAATATTTTAAAGTAGCATCGTGTATTTCTTCTAGAGTATAAACTTTAGTTGTCTGCATTTTTTCTGTACTCCTTGTATTTCTCTTTTAATCTTTGGGACTGTTCTTTTGTCGATAACGCTCTGATCTCTCCGATTGTTTGGTCGGTCTCCTCTAAAACATTAATCTTTACAGCCGCTGTGTCCATATGAACAGGGTATATCATACCATCGGGTCCATTACGGTTCTTAGCGACAAACATTCTAGCAGCCTTCATAGCTTTGTCCTCAATAGTGCGGGAAATAGTACAAATGAAATCTGCTACAAAGCATTTATTAAAAGCCTCAGATATTGATTCCATGGTAATCACCTCCGCATTCAACCCCGATCGGTTAGTCTGTGACGCCGTCCATACGGGACACCGGAACTCCTGCGCTAAGGCACGGAGATCTTCATAAATAGTCTCTAGTTCGTGTCTTTTCTCCCGTCGAATGGTTTTTGGTGATAAAATATCCCCATAATCCACTATAATTAAATCGATAGAAACGCCGCGTGCTCGTACCTTTTCCAAATGGTTTCTAATTGTATTGACAGTAGCAGTCTTGGTGGGGTACTCTTTAATAATCAGGTTCCCCGTAACCATCTGTACCTTTTCGTAAATTTGTTCTTTGAAGGCACGGAGGTCTGTTAGAGGCACGCCGGTCAAACAACTGTCATAACGAGAACCAATCGTGGTGTCGGCTAATTCCAGAGTATAATGTACAACATTTTTCTGTGCCTTTAGTGCCTGAGTCCCAAGATGGACCAACACCATTGACTTCCCTGCCCCAGTCGGAGCGACGATCACTCCTAGTTCGCCTTTGCCTAGGCCGCCGCGGGAGATCTCATCAACATTGGCCCAACCGGTGGTAATGGGGTTGCGCACTTTTTTTACAAAACGTGCTTCAAAATCTGCTTTATAATCGTGGCCGTTGTTGGGATCTGAACCGAGTTTAAGAGCCTCATTGATGATCTCACGTATGTCATCAAATGAAGAACTTTTCAACAATGAAACTGACTTAAGCATTGCTTCTTTAAGTTTTTGTTTTTTGCAAAAATCCAAAGACGTTTCTTTTATGTATTCTGCTCCGTCGACGTTGGCTTCGCCGCCGCAAATACGGACGAAGTAATCTCTGACCTGTTTTTGGATTACCTCATTCTCATCTTCTAATGATGACCGCAATACTGTAGTTAAAATATTACAAGAAGGATGTACACCGTATTGTTCGCGGTAATTGGTTATCTTAGTCAAAAAAGTTCGTAAATATTTGTATTCTAAAAACTGTATATCTAAAACTTCCATTATTTGATCAGCGAAAGGGCGATCAACAAGCATTAAATGACATAAATCTTCTTGAAATCTTTTTCCAAATTTTGAAAATGTTGGCTGTTCGTGTTCCATTTTATTTCTCTATCTTATCCTAGCTCGCTAACAAATTGAAGCTTTATTTCCATTCTGTAATTAACTTTTTAAAATTGCTATAGAGGCTGTCGATCTGAGTGTCCGTAATGCCATCTTCGACAAACATCTTTATAATTTGTGTTTTGTTAAGGAGTGGTTTAAACTCTTCGAATGTCTGGGACATTATGTTTTTAGCTTGTATAGAAAGAGAGGGAGAGTATAGTTGCATCAATTTATAATTTTCCTCAATAAGATTTTTTTGTTCAGAAATAAGTGAGTAGCATTTCAAGCCAGTGTCCCTCTGTTCGCAACTGTATTCCACAAGCCTGTCAATTGTATAACTCTCTTGGTCGCGTAGGTGTGGAAATCTTTTAGCGAGAGTGCCTAGACCCACGCCCTTGATCCCTTCCAAATTGTCACTTTTGTCTCCTACGATGGCCCGGGAGAGGGCGAAGTTGGTAGGGTGAATACCAAACTCTTCGACTATCCGATTTTTGTTAAGGAATTGTTTTTGAATCGGACGGTATAGTATTGTTTCATCATCCAGAAGCTGAAAGAAGTCCTTGTCCGAACTTACGATTACCTTCTGGGAACCTTTTAGTTGGGGCGTGTTCACAAGATGGGCGATAACATCATCAGCTTCAACGTGATCAAACAGGAACTGCATCACTGGCATTTCATTCAGATAACCGAATAATCGAGTTTGTTGCCAGATTTTATTGGCAATTTCTTCAGCCTCAGACAGATTGCGGATATCTCGGTTAAGCCGAATGGGGCTCCTCCCCTCTTTATAATTTTTATTAACAGCTTTTCTTTTCTGTGAGCCGCCGGCGCCGTCCCAACAAATGATAATTTGATCGGGCTTCATTTCTCGGACCAACTTATTTAAAATTCCTAGAAACCCTTTTAAGCCTCCAATAGGTTGGCCATTGATCGATAAAGATGGATTAACGATGTAAGCACGAAAATACATGTTTAGAGCATCTACTATCATAACGCGTTTGTTGTTCATTATTTTTCCTCTCTCACAGTTTATGTTTAACTACACCGTTGCCGGTGGTATAAATTACTTTCTTAATACCACAGAACCTCAATATTTCTTCACACATTGCGCATGGCTTCGATAGCCTGAACTCTCCAGCCCGGTTGGTCCGGACGACGTAAAGAGTTGTCCCTTGAGTTGTAGACTTGTCAAGCCCTAATACACAACCCAGTTCTGCATGGTGAGTGGCATGACCGCACCTTCTGGTATTGCGAAAGCGATTACCAAATCTCTTATACTGATCTTTATTGTGTGCAGTGTTGATTACGGATCCTCCGCGAACCAAAACTGCGCCATGCTTAAAATGATCATGCTCGCTCTGCGCGGCCACTCTTTTTGCTAGAGTGAGATACCCCTGTACCTTTTTACTAATTTTCATAGTATTATGATAGCAGCCCTTGCATGTAAAGTCAAGGAATTTATGTTATCAAGAAATACTCTCAGAAGGCGCCGGCTCATCATCAATTTGATAAAAGTCTGTGGCCTTCCCCGTCTTATCTTCAAACTTCATTATGACTTCTTCATCCATAATTTGGAGCACCCTTGTCTTAAATTTTTCATTACTGAGCTTGGTAAGCCATGAACTCTTTTGGAATTTTTCAGTGTCTCCGTCCTCATGCGTAAGAGTAAACCAAGCACCAGAGTTATTTAGGTATTGAGATGATTTGATTGCCTCAAACCAGCTTTCCTCATCACAAATTTTTACATCATCACCTCCCCACACAATCTTAAATGCACAGAGGCGTCCTTGAGTACCAAAGCGCGACTTCTCAATTTTAACTTTCACTTCAGAGCCAATTCTAAAACCATTATCATCCATGATAAAACTAGCCTTAGCTTTCCTACCCGTAAGCCAGATACGTAAAGAATATGAATAGTTGAGGGCTTTACCACCTGGGGTGAAATACGGGGTTGTCATTGCCTCAGCTACATTAGAGGTGATGTTCGTCTTTAATTGATTAAGCACCAACAGGGTAGAACGGCTATTCGCGATGGGCTGTACAAGCTTTGACAATCCTTTTGAGAGTATGCGTGGCTTGACCGCCATCGAGGACAACGGATTAAAGTCTCCCTCAATATCTGACTTGCTCGGCGTTAACGCAAGACTGTCCCACACGAACAAGAATTGCTCGCCCGTCCCCAGCAACTCCTCGATGTATTCTAAAACCGATTCCACACTGGAAGCTTGCACATAGAGAACATTCTCCACATCGCAACCTGCACGTTCAAGAAAGGTGGAATCGAGTGCGGACTCGGAATCGAAATACACTACATTAATTCCCATCTTTTGTGCGTTAACAGCGACTTGGGATGCCATGTAAGACTTCCCAGTTGACTCCAAGCCAGCAATTTCAACAATCTTCCCCATGGGAATTCCCGCATACTTCCCTCGACAGATCACAGAATCCAACCAGCGGGAACCAGTTGGGATCCATTCTTTTACATCCGTGGGGTTTGTCTCGGTTAAGTCATACGCAATTTGTCTACCCTCCTTCTTATTGAGTAGCTTCCGCATGGCCGCGACTGTTATCTTACCGTTTTGCCCCACCTTAGAGTTGCTCACTAAACTTCTTCAGGAGATCGTAATTAACTGGGTCGCCTGCGTGACCTTGCTTCTTCAGATAAGTCACCTTGACCCCCTTCTTCCGAAGGGTGGAAGCTCGGTTAGATACTCTCTTGCTCGTCCATGGACGGCCAGTAAGAGTGATAATTTTTTCTTTGTTAAGAAGCACGGAGGCTTCGCTGTATGTGTTGCACATACTTACCGCCTTCAAAAAATAAATCTGAGCACGGGTGTTATTACCCATGGTATCCGAATTCAAGGCCTCACAAAATTTGTGGCCGTGATCGCGCACCATTCTTTCAGAAATAGTTTCTGTTGGTTGGGTTAGGTTTAAAATATTGGTTTCTTCATTTAGCATTTGTTTTTGTCATCCTTGTATTAAAAAAAACGAGACATCTGTAACCCCATGCCTCCCTGCGGGATGCCTTCCTTTAACCTAGCAGTTCGTTAAAAGCGTCGTCAACGCTAGTGGTTGCCGGTGTAGGCGCCGGCTGGCCATATTGCTGCCGTTCGCTGGACACGTCCTCAGCTGAGTTTTCGTCCAGCAGGTATGCGTCCAGTAGGGCGCCGACCTCCTCGGAGGACTTACGTTCAAACAGTCCGTCAAAATCCGGCACACTTTCCATCCATTGCGCAGACTCCTTGGGCCCAGTGGCCGAAAGAAGACTGTTGCGCCGGCGAGGAGTGATCTTCGTCTGCGGAAAGGATGCCCCTGCAGGCTTCCCATAATGAACGACCAAGTCGATACCAGTTTCAGGATCCGTGATGTCGCCATAATCTGGGTTGAGAACCAAGTTAAGCAATTGCTCATAAACCATCTTCCCGAAACCCCACACACGTACCCCAGCCTCTTCCTCTCCGCGTACAACTACGGGAGCGAAAAAGCGCTGGCGGGCCATGAGATTCTTCGCCATCCGAATACTATCCTCAG